AACCTTGTCTTCAGTTCCGCCCTCGTCATCTTCAGTTCGCGCGCCAGGAAGAACTCGAATCGCAATATCGGGTCTTGTCCCATTGCTTTTGTCGGCCTCACTGACGGCCAGTTGCGACAGACCCGACGCTGCAAGAATCTCGCGCTGAAGCAAGGCAATCGCAACCGCGGACCGCTCACGAAGCCGTTCGTAATCCTCGAGCGTCAGTTGCGGCTCAATCATGCTCTCGACGAAGAGCAGCGCCACCAGCATGTCATTATCAACAACAGGTTGCTTGGTGTAGCGATCTGTCGAGGTCGCTCTCGCCTGCATCTCGTCGGCTTGTTTCTTGGTCAGCGTGCGGATACGAACGGCACCACCCCATTGTGGAATCTCGACCGTTCGCTCCTCAATGTCTTTAGCTCCCCAGATATCCTCAGCGGTAAGGATTCTGGGCGTGTTGGATGCCTTGCTTGCCATGCGGCCCTCCTCGGGCGGGATGTTGAATTTGCGCCGTTACGCGTTGGTAATGGTGCCTGCGACCGCGAGCTCAGATCGCCACGTCGCGGTATCGTCGCCTGGTGTATCCACCCGGTAGGACGCGACGTACGCACTCCCCGAGAAGGATCGCGTGCCACCTCCTGAGCCTGATGGGCGATGCGCAAACGTGCTTGTGGCCGGTGTCGTGGCGAGCATCAACGGCGCGATGATGGCATCAAGCGCCGGGTCGTAGCCGCCCTCGAGGCTGATGGTGCCCGAGTATGAACCAACAAGCTTCGTCCCAGCGTTGCCGCCAATCGGCTTGATGTCCTTGATGTCACGCTCGATGTTGATACTCACCGACGTAACGTACTGGCTGATGTCAGTACCGCCGAGCGTGAAGGTGGCGATATTACCTGAGTTGAACGGCATCCGATTGCCCGATCCTTTCTTCAGATCGAGCGAGCGGCACGGCCGGTGGCTCGGTAGGAATACCTATAGTGCGAATACTGCTATGCGGTAATCGCCAGCGAACCTCAATCGCCCGTACGACGATATTCAACCCGCGTAGGACAGTCAGCCAGAACACATCGTCAGCGCGGTCGTCATCGATCGCATGCGTGACAATGGATAATCCTCGTCGAACTTGAATCCAGAATTCCCGCTCATCCCTCATGCGAAGCTAAGCGGCTGATACTTGATGCGGTAAAACCCACCCAGATACACGGTCGGGACACCGTTCTCCATATCCTTGCGCTGGTGTGGCTGCTCGCGCAGACAGGACGCGACTCGAATATCCTCCACAATGGTGCCCTGGTCAGGGAGAGACGTAACGAGCAGGTCGTCCATGCGATCCGCAATTGTTCGCAGGCTATTGAAGGACGAGCCTGTACCTACGGCGCGAATCAAGTAGATGGCGTTGGTCAGTCGCGTGCGTAGCGTGACTACCTTGTCGGCCCCGCCCAGGAACGCAAACAATACGAGCGGCGTCGTCGACCCTTGCGGAGCCATATCACCGTACACACGTCCGCTAACCGCGGCTGACAGAATGCTATCGCCAGCCAGCACAGTAGTCAGCCATTGATCGACCCGCAGAATATCCGCGCTCATAACTCACAGGTCGGCAATGTGTGACATCCGATCGGTGAACGCGTCAGCACTCACTTCAATCGCCGGCAGCATGAACGATTGCGGCGGCATAAACCGAGTTCCCAACTCCTGGAACAGGCTGTAATTGACAGCCGATCCGACAACAGCCCGAAACGTCGGATTAGTAGCAGCAAACGAGATCACGAAATCAGAAGTGACCTCGGGCACAATGATTGCGTCGGGGTTACGAGCTTGCGCCGAACCAGACCGCTGCGGATAGTCACTGCCATCCGGTGACGAAACGTAGATCGACTCGCGGAGCGCGCCCGTATCAACAGGCGCCAGGACATTGGCGCGATCCTGAATCTCGTTAGCCGTATCGAGCACGGCCGTGTGGGTCCGCGGCACGAGCACCCCAAGCAGTAATGGAATACGGTTCGATCTGAGCGTGACCGTCATTCCACTCGACGGCATGGTGTCAGGACGTCCCGAGCAGAATCACTCGAGCCACAATGCTGGTACCACTCGACCAGTTGACCTGCACGGTCGTCGTGGCACTGTTGTAGAGCGCGGTATCGAACGGACCGACTGCCTGCGTCGCGCTGGCCGCAACAGTAACGGTCTGGTCGGCGATCGCGTAGGCCGTAGTGCCAACGTTGTAAGTGCCATTCGTGACGAACGTCGCCGTGATAGCCGACGCCGAGTTGTTGAAAATCTCGATGAACGAGCGACCGGTATTCGTCCACTCGTTGCCGTTGCCAGCGTCAACCGGCACGCCGGACGCGAGGACCACACCAGACGCGGCAGTCGTAATGGGGGTAAACGGAGAACGGGCCATGACGTGTTCTGACTCCTTCTGCTAGTTCTTGGGAGGAGCCAGAGAACTGGCGCGTGCCAAGCTGGGTGGCGGGTGACTTGCGACTAGGTAATTTCCTGGCAGACCACGCGGGTCGCGAGCTCGAGACTGCCGGTTGCTGACGAGACCACCTCGAACGTCCGAGTGCTTACCGTAATGCGGTCAGTCGTCAGGATGTCTGTGCCAAGCGCAAAGACGAAAGTCCAGAAGATGATGGCCTGCACGGTCACAGCTCGCTCACGCTCGATCGGGGTGATCTGCGTTCGCGAGAACGAGCACATATGGGTGGCGACGGCCGTGTAGGTGTCAGTGAACCCGCCAGTATTGTCGGCAACCTGACTCTTGCGCAGAATGGTCGCACTCGCGTTGAACGTCCGCGCAAGCGCTGCCCTGAGCCGGACCGTCGAGCCAGGAATCGCCATTACGTGACGAACCCGCCTCGTCTGAACTGGTCGACAATCAACGCTGTGGAACTTGGCAGCGTCGTATTACCCATCGTGACCGACAGCTCGGTGCCGATCTTGTAACTCTGCACGCCAGGAATCGCCAGATCGCCGCCGCCACCCGCACCAGTCGTCGACTCAGCGACCAGCATGCACAACTCTCGAATCTGGGCCGGGACGTTGGCCAGCGTGCAGTAGCCGAATTGCCCGGTGATCTGGACAGCATCCTGCCACGCCGGAAAGGTATAGCGACCAGTCGTCCAGTTCTTGTTGATGCACGTGTACGGCTCGTTGTCGAGCGGTGCGTTCCGCGGCCCAAGCCAGTAATCAGTGGTGACCGTCCACGTCGTCTCGTAGACGCCGTCGCCATTGGCATCCGTGGCCAAAGTTGTGACCGACAGCAGGTCGCCCGTCTCGAGATACCAGTACGCATTGCATGCCGTGAAGTAGCGCGTCTCAGGAGCAGCCGTGGTAAAGAACCGGCGGCCAAGCGTGCGATCGATCCATCGTGAGGCCGATTGCAATGCGCGGTCGAGCATGAAGTCGTTCTCGCCCACGGGCAGGCCTAACCGCTCGCGGAACTCGGCAACCGACGCGTACAGGTTGGCGCTCATCAGTAGGGCCGCGGCCTGGGCTTCGGCTTGGGTCGGGGTTTCGGCATCGGCTTGATCCGCTGTGGCTGGGTCGGGAACCGAACAAGGGTCATGCAGCCACCAACTGACGAGCATGCGCCCACTCGATCACGGCCGCCGCAACACGCGCACGATCCTTCTCTGAAACCCACCAGCCGACAGGGATGGCGACCTCGTGCTCGGCGAAGTGATCGACGCCGGGCAGTGGGCCATTGGGGTAGAAGAAGGCCGGGTGCGTGTCGTTGCGCCTGTGCACGGGACTTGCACTGATACCACGGCTGCTCAGATGATCGATCAATGACGCTCGGTCATCGACCAGCACGCAGTACAGCCACCAGGACGAGCCGGGATCCTCAGGAGGCGAGGTGAGGCCCGGCACGTCCTGGAGCGCCTGCGAGTACCAGGCCGCGTTCTCACGATGCCTGGCCACAAGTTCTTGAACGTGCGGGATGTTGGCGAGCCCGATCGACGCGGCAATATCGTTCATGTGGTACTTGTAGCCAACCTCAGTGATGTTCTGAGAACATCGGAAGTCGGCTGAGGACGTGCGGTCGAGGCCGTACCAGCGGAGAAGACGAGCGCGCTCATACTGGTGCTCAGGGACTAGAAGCGCGCCGCCGTCGCCAGTGGTCAGATGTTTGATCGCTTGGAAGGACCAGGCTACGTAGTCGCCGCGGTTGTTCGGATCGACGAACAGGTTGTGGGCGGCATCCTGAATGATGGGCAACACATTGACCGGGGAGCGTTGCCACGCGACGCCCTTGAGCGCTTCGTAATCACACGATCGCCCCGCCCAGTCGACAGCCATCACTGCCTTCGTTCGCTTGGTGATCTTCCGCACTACGTCTTCCGGATCAATCAATCCCGTGACCGGATCGACGTCCGCCCAGACAATCTTGGCGCCGCGGTTCACCAGTACCCCGTTGGTCGCCGTACAGGTCATCGGCGTGGTGATCACCTCGTCACCCAGCCCCACCCCAATCAGGTGACAGGCCAGATCGAGCGCCGACGTACAAGAGTTGAGCGCTAGTGGAGAAAGGGATGGTGGTGGCATCCCCACTAACTGCCCGAAGGCTTGCTCGAACTCCTGCACGCGCGGCCCCTCGCCGAGATAAGAGCGTCCGCTCTCATCGGGAGTCAGCGTAGCGGCAACCCGTTCTTTCGCTTCTGGTGCAACGAACGGACGGAACAAATCGATCACTGTGGCCATCTCCGGTAACCCGACTTCACTTGAAAACCGATCTCTTCGTAAAACGACTGAGCGAGCGACGTCGACAGCAGATCGATCCTCGCCTGCGGGAACTCCTGGGCCACCGCATCGACGAGCGCTCGGCCAATGCCCTGGAACCGCACGCCGGCCGCCACGGCAATCTCCGTCACGTACGAACACACCTCGCCATCACTCAGGACGCGAATGAAACCGACTACTCCCTGGTCAGTCACTGCCACAAAGGCACAGCCCGTCTCTGCGGCCTCATTCAGCACGTCCTGCGACGGAATTACGTTCTCCTGCCAACCCGTGGACAACAGCAGGTCGCGCACGGCAGCATCGTGCTCCTCTTCGTACTGCTGCACCACGTACACCACCGCAACACTCATACGATCACCTCGGCCAAGCTGCGCCGCTCTGCGTACCACATCGGGCTATAGGTGCCCTGGTAACCGGGATACGTCTCGCGCCCGTGCTGCATGGCCTTGTTCATCGCATTGAGCCGCGCGAAGTTCCGCCGATTGCGTTCGAGAAAGTACTCCTGGCCAAGCCAGCGGTAGTGCAGCAGTCTCAGTGGATCACTGCCATCATCAGACACAGCGCCTTCCACCTCGGCCGTGTGTTTGCCCGTTGCCCATCGGACATCGAGCGCGGGATCGAAGATACAGACCTTCGAGTACGCGTCAGCCTGAAACCCTAACTGGATCTCGTCGTAGATCTGACCCAGGCCA